GGTGGCTATAAAGGTGATACAGCCGAATACACACGTCTAAGTTTGGCAAAAAACATCAGCCCTGAAGCAGCTCTCATGTCATGCAGTTGGGGACAATTTCAAATCATGGGTGAAAACTGGAAAGATCTAGGTTACAGCTCAGTTTTTGATTTTGAAACTCAAATGCAGACCAGTGAATCCTTGCAGCTTGAAGCATTCATTCGTTTCATTGAATGGAAAACAGGTACCGTCAACGGTAAAAAAGTCGCACTTATTGATGCGCTGCGAGCTGAAAATTGGGAAGCAGTCTTCACGCTTTACAATGGACCAAACTATAAAAAACTCGGTTATCAAGCCAAATTCCAAAAGGAATGGGATCACTTAGAACCGATCTATGGCGAGAAAAAAGCAGCATGAATGCTTTAATTGCAGAACCAATAGCAAAGCTGATTATGGCTTTGCTGATTGGTCTAGGTATTTATTTTGGAATCAAACACTACAACGGGTTGAACCAAAAAATAGGTCGCTTGGAGACAGTACTTGAAGAGAAACAAGATCTGATTGATGCACAAAATCAGAACTTTATCAGTCTAAAAAAACAAGTCACTGAACAAGCAGAAGCGATTTCGAGCTTACAAAGAGTTCAAGAAGAACTTAAACAAAACTCGGAACAACGGAAAATTAACATCCAAGAGATCATTAACAATGACCAAGATGCTAAAACTTGGGCTGCTCAGCCTGTTCCAGATCACATTCGTCGCTTGTTCAACAACACCCAAGCCAGTGCAGCAAAATGAGCCAAGTGTGATGTATCCCATACTCACACCATGCACCAAGCCATTGTTGAATATTCAGACCAATGCAGACTTTGCTTTTGCATTAGAAACGACCGAATTGGCAAGAGCATTATGTGCAGCACAAGTGGACTCAATCATCACAATTCAGGACAAACAGCATGAAAAAGCCCGATAGCCTAAGAGCTCATATTCTTTCTGCAGTCAAAGAACTGCAGCGAGATCCTGAACGCATGCTTATTTTTACTGACAAAGGCAATATTCGTTGCACCGGTGCAAAAGGGCTTTCATTTGAATATGTGTATGACTTGAATTTCATATTGACTGACTATGCTGGTGAACTCGATGCCGTCATGATTCCACTATTAGATTGGGTTCGGATCAACCAGTCTGAATTGCTCATGAACTTAGAAAAAAGCAAAAACGCCTTCAAGTTTGAAACCGTCATTTTAAACAATGGTACCGTGGATCTTTCATTGACATTACCATTGACAGAACGTGTCATCGTCAAACGCCAAGACAACGGAACTTTGGACATCACATTCCCACCAGAACCTCAGTATGAAGAGGCGTTAGATCCTCAACCAATGCAACTCATCGATTCAAACACAGGTGAAGTCCTTGCCGAGTGGACATCTACTGCACCTTAGGAACGACTATGGCTGACTTGGAATTATTGACTGAACATCTGGGTGCAATGCTTCATCAATTGAGCGATGCAGAATTGCGCAAACTTGAAATGCATATTGCTCGAAAACTCCGTGCATCACAAAAAACACGTATTACCAAACAACAAAATCCCGATGGCAGTGCATACGTTCCAAGAAAAAACCGCCTGCGTGATAAGAAAAACAAAATCAAAAATAAAATGTTCAATGTCATTAAAAATGCCAAGTACATGCGAACTCAGCGTACAGCTCAAGGTATAGCCATTGGTTTTGCTGGTCGGGTAGCGTCCATTGCCCGAGTCCATCATTTTGGTCTAAAGGATAAAGTCGATCGGGATGGTCCAGTTGTGAAATATGACAGTCGAGAACTCTTAGGTTTTACCGAACAAGAAATAAAAATGATTGAAAACGATGTCTTAGAATATATCTCTTCAACCGCTTAAAATGAGTTGTAAAAACCTTTAATACAACAGCAACCACATGCAATAAGTAAATGACTGCAACACGATTGCAGCATGAGCGCAGAACTACATCGACGTCTTGAAAACCTGATTCGTTTCGGCACTATCAAGACCATTCACCCAGCTAAACCATTTACGACAGTCACCGTCACCATTGGCGAGATTACGACTGCGAAGCTCCGTTTTTTAACATTACGAGCTGGAAAAACCAAAACATGGGATCCACCAACAATCGGTGAAGAAGTCATGGTACTCAGTCCATCGGGTGTGCTCGAAATGGGCGTAGCCATTGCTGGATTCAACAATCAAGACAATCCATCACCCTCTGACAATTTAGATAAAACCATTCGTGTATTTGAAGATGGTTGCATTTTGGCTTATGACGTATCGAGTCATCATCTTTCAGCAATACTTCCACCAGGTGGAACTGTTGAGTTAACTGCTGATGGTGGTGTAACCGTAAATGCCAATGGTGGTGTAACCGTAAATGCTAATGATGGACTAACCATTAATGCTGTATCAGGCGGTACAACTCATAACGGAAATCTAACAGTTAATGGCAGTACTGTGACGACAGGTAACAGCACAGTACAGGGCAGCCAATTGGTACAAGGATCCAGCCATTCAACAGGCCAATTCAGTACCGAAGCAGATGTCACAGCAGGGGATATCAGCCTTAAGTCACATAAAACATCAGGTGTGAAATCAGGATCAGAAATATCGGGAGAACCCATTCCATGATGTCACGTCAAAGCGGAACTGAATTAAGCGAAATCGACCATATTCGTCAATCTATTGAAGATATTATCAGTACTCCAATTGGCTCACGGTTGATGCGTCGAGACTATGGAACTCAGGTTGCAAATTTACTCGATCAACCCACCAGTGAAGCACTTTACCTCAAGTGTTACAGCACCATCTATTCAGCCATTTTACGCTGGGAACCCCGAGTTCAAATTAATCAGCTCTATATCAGTGAAGTCAACGAAGGACAAACCGTCCTTAACCTTGAAGGCACCTTAGCCCAATCTGGCCAAAGCTTAAATATGAATATTCCATTACTCGTTGGAGGTTTGACATGAGCAATACCTCATCTTCAGCCATTGACCTGTCTTTGCTTGCACCGCCCGATGTGGTGAAACAAATTAGCTTTGAAGAAATTTTAAAGCTGCGGTTAGAGCAATTTTATCAAGAAATGCGTCAAGACCAGCCAGACTTTCCAGATTTGCTTGAATCAGATCCAGCCATGAAGCTGGCACAAGTTTTTGCTTATGGTGAAATGCTCATTCGTCAAGATGCCAATGAACAAGCCTTGGCAGTACTGCTCGCATTTGCAAAAGACAATGATCTTGATCACAAAGCAGCTGAACGAAATCTTCAACGTCGAATCATCAGCCCTGCCACAGACACCACACCTGAAATCAAAGAATCAAATGAGTCTTTGCGTAAACGTGTGCAACTTGCACCTGAAGGTCAAACGACCGCAGGCAGTGAAGGATCATATATTTTTCACGGTTTAAATGCTGACCCACGTGTCAAAGACATTTACCCATACGCCCCATTAGATGAAGCCGGCAATCCAACTGGCATTTGCAATATTTATGTTCTTTCAAATGAAAGTGATGGTACTGCACCAGAAGATTTACTCAATGTTGTAAGTACTGCATTAAATGCCAAGTCAGTGCGACCTTTGACTGATAAACCGATCATTTATTCTGCATCAATTTTAAATTACAGCATTGATGCTGAGATCTTTATTGATGAAGGTCCAGATGAAAATATTGTCTTAGACAGCTGCTATAAGGCAGCCCAAGAATATACAAAAAAAAGTCACTCATTTAATGACGGCATTTCACTGTCAGGTATTTATCAAGCATTGCATCAGCCTGGTGTTAGTCGAGTCAACCTGATTTCACCTGCAGGTAATATCGATACATCCATTGGTCAAGTCGCTTTTTGCACTGGTATCAATATTGTGAGGGCAATTGTATGAATAAGCTCTTGCCTCCCAACTCCACCAAGTTTGAAATGAATTTTGAAGCTGCATTTGCACGTGTTTCAAATGTTGAAATTAATATCCGTAGCTTTAACGACCCAATGACTGCACCAGTTGAAGTTTTGCCTTGGTTAGCTTGGGAACGTTCAGTTGATGTGTGGAATAAAAGTTGGTCGGATCCACAGAAACGCCAAGTGATTAAGACGTCACTTTATAACCATTCGATTAAAGGCACAGTTGAATCACTTGAAGTTGCTTTGAACTCGTTAGGCTTTCCAGTGATCGTCCAAGAATGGTTCAACATGGTGCCGGTCGGCAAACCATATACATTCAAACTTTATATTCAGACTAGCCAAGACAGCGTATCCATTACTGATTACAAAGAATTATTCAAAGTCGTTCGTGCTTATAAAAATTTACGTTCCCACCTCATTGACACCACAGTGATGTTGAACAGCCCATCAAATTTGCAAGTAAATGCCACAACCCAAGCTGGTCATGAAGCTGAATTTGTCAAATCGGCGGGCGGTCTGCATTTGGATGGTACTTGGGCTTTGGATGGTACAAAAAAATTGAATGGAGTAGATATGTAATGGCAAATTTAGAAGCACAACCAAAGTGGTCATTAGTGCGTTTACTTGAAACGCATGAACTTGCACGTGGTGGTCTTAACGGAAATATGAATGAGCAAGCTAAAGCACTTGCAGAACGGACTGAATTTTTAAATCAGGAAAAAGCGAGCAAATCTGAAATTGTGCAAGGTGTTTTTGAGTTCGGGACTTATGCTGAATTTAACGCTGCGAAAGCGACTTTACCTACTAACTGCACTGTTGTCATTGGTGAAGAAAATACGACTGGTACTGGTACTTGGGCCATCGGAAACAATAGATGGAATGGATCTGTACTCAGTAAAAGTAGCTTTGATCCTGTTGAAGAAGCCAATAAAAAAATCACACCGGTTAAAGAAAAATTAAACGGCTACGATTTATCTTTAAAAAAAGGGTATTTTGCTATCCCAATTTTAAGTATAAGTGGAACTAAGCCTGCTGGAACAGCTCAAGTTGTCATTAATGAAGACAACATTGATTTTAAATCAGGGCAAACATTAATCGTCAGTGTTACTTCAAGTTTTGAATCAGGTACTTGGTTCACACTTCGTGGTTATAAATCGGATGGAAGTTATGTAAATGTTATTCCACGTGCAATTATTCAAAAAAAGCTAAACACAACATTAACGCTTGCTGATGAATTTGTATCGTTCAGCATAATATCAGAAGAAACTACAGCAACAACATACACTGTGACTTGTGATCTATGCGAAAGTGCACCAATTTTACAAGATGATGTGATTTCATCTTTATCTCAAACAAAAAAGAATAAAGCAGAGCTTGAAGCTATCGTAGCATCTGAGAAGTCAGGTGCGATTGGCAATAAGTTTATTGATTTTACATCGACAAAAGACACATCAGTTTCAAACATTAATATTGATAGAAACAATATGATATTTGCAAACGGAGATTCAATCTATGTGCAATTCGCGTTTAATAATCTAAACTCTTGGTTTACGTTGCGGGGTTATAAAGCGGATGGCAGTTATGAGAATATTATCGCTCGAACAGCTCTGAAAAGCGTTGATCTGACTGTAACTTTGGCTAATGATTATGTCAGCTTCAGAGTTATTTACGAGTACAACACTGGCATAACCATTGCTGTCAATGGTGGTATTTACGCGAATAAGCCAGTAAAAAGTGCAGACGTTGTGAAAAACGCAACTGATATTGCTACATTAAAATTGAGTGATTCTGCGTTTAAAGACAGTTTGCGAAGCGGGTATCTGTCTAATCAGGTAATTGATTTTTCTGGTGTGAAAACTACAGATTTATCAGCATTAACTGTCAACAAAACAAATACTTTATTTAAGTCAGGTGACGTTCTAAAAGTTAAAGCGGTATATGAAAATTATGAGCTTTGGTTCAACTTGCGGGGCTATAAAGCAGATGGCAGTTATGAGAATATTATCGCTCGAACAGCTCTGAAAAGCGTTGATCAAACAGTAACGCTATCTGCGGATTACGTAAGTTTCCGTATGATTTTTGATTACAATGTCGGCTCGGTAATCAATGTCAATGCAAGCATGTCGCTTGGCGACCCTGTTAAAACATCCGAAGTACGCGCACTGCAAACAAACCAATCAACATTATTAAACAACGCATATCCGTTTAAAAACAAAAAACTTTTTTGTGTCGGTGATTCAATCACGATGAATGCTACTGATTGGAATGCGACCCAAGGTGGTTACATTTATTCGATTTTGCAAAACACTGGTATGACACTTCAAGGCACAACAGGCGCAAGCGGTAACGGTATGCCTTTGATGCTATTTGCAAGAAACATGAAAACTTTTGCTGCGACAATTGCTCAAGCCGATGTTTTGACTGTGCTAGGTGGGACGAACGACTATCACAGTTTGTCTGCTTATACAATTGGCTCATTTACTGATGAAGCTGTGCCATATGCTTCGCTCGAAACAGTTTCTCCAGCCTCGATCTATCAAGCTGTGAAGACGATTATTAAATGCGCTCAAGCAATCAAGCCTGGTATTAAGATCATATTCTTTACAGAGCCAGAGCGTGGGATTTATACAAATGCTGGCACAAACTACCCATCAACCCATACACCGCCCAATGCGTCCCCGAATGGTCTAACAATGCATGGTATTGCTAGTGCAATCAAAGATTGTGCAAATAAATTAGGTGTCGCTGCGTTTGATACACATGCAGAACTTTGGACATTTGAGCAAGCATCTTTAGCTTGCCCAGATAATTTACACCCGAGCAAAAGTTCATCAACAAAAATGGGCGAACTGTTTGCTAAAAAAATTAACAGCTTAGTGCAAATAATTTGAGAAAGTATCTATGTACAAAACAATCTACACAGCCCTTGGCCTTGCACTCGTTTCTCAAGCCGTCAGCCAGCAACGCACCATTGAAATCACCCATTTTGCTGTGGGTGACAGTGGAGGAAATAATATGCTACCAGTCGAGTATATGACTCAACTGGTCCGTGAAAAATATCGTGCAACGGTCAACAGGATTTATCAAGACCCAGAAAACGAAAACAAATACACTGCTGAAATGATCATTCCAGTGACTGTTGAAGGCTTTGTTGTTCGTGAAATTGCTTTATTTGACCGTAATGGCAATATGGTACTGGTTGGTAATACACCTGAAGTTCATAAGCCAACACTTGCAGAAGGTGTCACACAAGATTCGGTTTATCGAATTCCATTTGTGATTTCAAACCCTGAAGTACTTGAACTCAACTTTGACCCGAACGTTGTCATTGCCACGCATCAATGGATTCTGAATACACTGACCCCTGCAAATATGTTTCCAGGCGGTACAAATGGTCAAGTGCTGAAGAAAAAATCCAATGCCGATGGCGATACAGAATGGGCAGATGCAGGATCTGCAGAAGTATTTGTCAACACGATTGAAGAAGAACAGTCATTGGTTGCTGATCAACTCATTGTAGATCTGAGTGAAACCACCACCACTGGTGCTGCTGTCTATATCAATGGCGACCGTATTACCAATAAATCCGGTGCTGATGGTTGGCTTGCAACGACAGCAACACGGATTACTTTAGGCAAAGCATATCCAGATGCAAAAATTCTGATTGTTCAAAATGAACCACTAGGTGCTGCACCTTACCCATTGGCACAAAAAAATAATTTTTCGGATGTTTTAGATAAGCCTTTGGCACGTCAGAACTTGGGTGTCATGAGTGCAGATGAAGCAAAATTTAATGACTGCCCTCCTGGTACTGTCATCACTTTGGCTTCACAGAATATCCCGACCGGTTATCGATTATTAAAATGTAATGGTGCTGCATATTCACGTACAGTCTATGCAGACCTATTTGCTGCCATTGGTACTTATTTCGGTGCTGGTGATGGTGTAAACACATTTAACGTGCCAGATGCACGTGGTGAATTTCCACGTTATGCAGATGATGGTCGTGGTATTGATGCTGGGCGTGTGGTCGGTAGTAAGCAAACTCAACAAGTGCTTAAACATAAACATCATTCATTTGGTGAAAATTATGTAAATACAATGTGGCATTTTGGTCGTTCTACTAAAAATGGTTATTTAGGTACCAACGGTGGTCTGGATTGGGACAACTATCTGTATTACACCAGTGATGGTACAGAGTTCGATGGCGATAATCCAAACCCTGCTGGAACTGTCGGCAATGAAAACCGTCCACGTAACATTGCTTGGCTTGCCTGCATCCGCTATTAAGGAATAGACCATGAATCAGATTACCGTGTATCAAACCAATTATTCAGGGCTATTTGTCGGTGAAACTTTGGCAGATGAATCACCGCTTGAACCTGGTGTTTTCCCTTTGCCTGCAGGTTGTGTTGAAACTGCACCACCATCAGAATGGCCAGAAGACCAGTGGCCACGTTGGAATGGCTTCAAATGGGAACTGATCCAAAAGCCAGAAGTTCAGCAAGAAACATCACCAGAAGAAAAACTGGCTGAGTTTTTGGCGCAAAACCCCGATGTGCTAAAACTCATCAATCAAACCTGATGTTGTTGTAAAAAGCCTAAATACAACACTATCTCATCGCAATTAAAAAGCCATTTTGTAAGCCTGTGAGCTGTATATAAAACAACAGATCACAGGCTAATTTTATGGCTACAGATTCACAATTCCATGGAGTCCGAGTACTCGAACTCAATGATGGCAACCGACCAATTCGAACAGTATCCACTTCTGTTATTGGGCTGGTCGCAACTGCAGCAGATGCAGATCCCATCCTATTTCCACTCAACACAGCAGTTCTACTGACCAACGTTCAAGCATCGATTGAAAAAGCAGGAACATCAGGCACTTTAGCTCGTAGTTTGCAAGCCATTGCAGATCAGACCAATGCGATTACCGTTGTGGTTCGGGTAGAAGAAAAAGAAGATGCAGCAGCCCAAACCACAGCAGTCATTGGTGGTCAGGTCGACGGCAAATACACGGGCATGAAAGCCTTGCTTGCAGCAGAACAAAATCTCGCAGTCAAGCCACGTATTTTAGGTGCACCAGGACTCGACACCGCACCAGTGGTCGCAGCATTTGGCAGTATTGCTGAAAAGCTTCGTGCATTTGTATATGTCTCAGCGTATGGCTGTGCAACAAAAGAAGATGCAGTCGCTTACCGTGATGCTATTGGTTCTCGTGAAACCATGGTAATTTGGCCAGACTTTCTTGGCTGGGATACCGTAGCGTCTGAAACCACGACATTTGAAGCCACTGCTCGAGCACTCGGTTTACGAGCAAAAATTGATAACGAAGTCGGCTGGCATAAAACTTTGTCAAACGTACCTGTCAACGGTGTTACAGGCATTTCAAAAGATGTCTTCTGGCAACTGCAAAGCATGGACACAGACGCTGGTTATCTCAACTTAAACGAAGTGACCACACTTATTCAGCGTGACGGCTTCCGTTTTTGGGGTTCACGTACCTGCTCAGCAGATCCACTCTTTGCATTTGAAAACTACACACGTACCGCACAAGTCATTGCTGACACCATGGCTGAAGGGCACATGTGGGCAGTCGATAAACCACTGCACCCAAGTTTGGCACGTGACATCGTCGAAGGGATCAATGCCAAATTCCGCAGCCTAGCCAATGCAGGCTACATTATCGACGCCACATGCTGGTTCGATCCAAATGCAAACAGCAAAGAAAGCCTTAAAAATGGTCAGCTGATTTTGGACTATGACTACACACCAGTACCGCCACTTGAAGACTTAACTTTACGTCAACGCATTACAGACAAGTACTTGGCTGACTTTGCGTCACGTATGACTGCATAAGGAATAAAAGCACATGGCTTTACCTAAAAAATTAAAACTCATGGACCTGTTCAACAACGGTACTTCATATCTTGGACAAACAGGCGAAGTGACCATTCCAAAACTGGTTCGCAAGTTAGAAGACTGGCGTGGCGGTGGTATGAACGGCAACGTCAAAGTCGACTTGGGTCTAGGTGATGACACCACAGAGTTCAACTGGAAGCTGGGCGGTATCGATCAACTGATTCTTGAGCAATGGGGCGCACAAACAGTGGATGCCCACATGCTGCGTTTTGCAGGTTCATACCAGCGTGATGACACTGGTGAAGCATCTGCAGTCGAAATTGTGGTTCGTGGTCGTCATGAAGAAATCGACTTTGGCAATCAAAAGCAGGGCGATGACACCGAAACCTCGGTAAAAACAATCTGGTCATATTACAAACTGACTATCGACGGCAAAGTCATTGTTGAAATTGACATTCCGAACATGATTGAAATCGTCAACGGTGTCGACCTTATGGCAAAACACCGTGCAAACATTGGCCACTAATTTTCCTACCCTTCTGTAGTTCCGTACTGCAGAAGGTTTTTTTATTTAAAACTTTTTAAGGAACAACACATGTCAACGTTAGAACAAACACCAGAGCAAATTGAAAATTTAAAACTCATCAGCGCAGATCCAAACATTCAAGTGGTGGATCTCGATGAACCCATCAAAATTGGTGAAACCACGTATAGCCAAATCGAAGTACGCAAACCAAGTGTGCCTGCACTGCGTAAAATCCGTATTGCAGAAATCTTAAATGGGGACATCAACTCTATTTGCACTATCTTACCGCTATGTACTACACCAACCTTGTCACAACAAATGTTGAACAGCGGTCTAGTTGAACCTGCAGATCTAGTCCAATTGGGTGCAGCGGTAATCTATTTTTTGCAACCGAAATCAGTTCGTGCAGAACTGTCACTCCAACAGTAGAAGATGCAATGGCCAACATTGCGGTGGTCTTCCACTGGTCACCGCAAGCCTTTGAAGACATGTCACTTACAGAACTGATGCAATGGCATCAAAAAGCCATTGAACGAAATGGATCCGATGCCGAATGAAAGCATTAAAACTTGAAGTTATTTTTGGGGCTAAAAACAAATTAAGCCCAGCTTTAAAGCTCATTGTTGGCAGCAGTAATGCTGCCAGCAAAGCCTTAAAAAAAACCAATGACCAGCTAAAAGACTTAGAGCGTCAGCAGTCTAAAATCGCAACCTTTAGAAAGCTGAAAGAAGATGTTAAACAGGCCACAGCCGAACTCGACAAAACCAATCGTAAAATTGCATCTTTCAAACAGCAGCTTGCTGTCAATCCCAATGCCAAACTTTCTGCAGAACTGAAAAAAGCCGAAGCAGAAGCTCGTCGCCTAAATAAAGTCGTCACAGAGGGCAAGCCTAAGCTCATGGCATTACGTCAAGAGCTGAATCAGGCAGGTTTAAAATCGACTAATTTGGCTCAGCATCAGGAAAAACTGAAAAACCAAATTCACGGTACCAACACCGAAATCGACAAACAAAAAAAATACCTGCAGAACTTAAACCGGGTACAGCAAAGTACACAAAAAATGGCTGGTCATGTGCGTAACGCAGGTATGTATGGGGCAGGTGCAGCAGCCACTGGCGTCACGGCCATGTATCAGTTACGCAAGCCAATTAACGAAACCAAACACATGGACGTTGAAGAAAACCGCATAGCATCATTAGGTTTAGGCAAAAAAGCCACTGAAGAAGCTATTCAGTTTGCTAAGGCCATGAAAACCTTTGGTACATCCACACTTGATAATGTAGGCCTTATGCGTGACGGCATCACCGCCTTTGCTGATGTTCACCATGCTGAAATGGTTGCTCCAACTTTGGCTAAAATGAAGTTTTCCAATCAAGCAATGTATGGTGATGATGGCGCAGAAAATGAAAGAAAATTCATGGACATGCTCAAAGTCATTGAAATGCGTAATGGCTTAAAAAGTGAAAAAGCATTCATGGAACAAGCCAATATTATCCAGCAAGTCATTACCGCCACAGGTGGACGTGTCCAAGCTGAAGAATGGCTCAACGTGATCAAGACAGGTGGTATTGCAGCCAAAGGCATTGAAAACCAAGCATTCTATTACAAACTTGAACCTTTAGTTCAGGAAATGGGCGGTTTCCGTGTCGGTACCGCCATGATGTCAGCTTACCAAAACGTCTATCAAGGTCGAACCACCAAACGTGCAGCCAATAATCTGCAAAACTTGGGTTTAATTGAAGATCCAAGCAAGGTTAAACACGACAAGTCTGGACAGATTTCATTCCTTGATGTTGGCGCGATTAAAGGGGCAGAACTGTTTAAAAAAGACCAATTTGCATGGATGGAACAAGTTTTAGTTCCCCAATTAAATAAAAAAGGCATTACCAAAGAAGGCGACATTATTGACGCCATGGGCAGTATTTTTACCAACCGTACTGCATCAAACTTATTTGCTCAAATGTATATGCAGCGTGAGCAGATCCATAAGAACGCAAAACTGAATGCTGGTGCAGATAACATCGACCAGTTAAACAGTAAAGCCATGGGAACCACCACAGGTAAAGAAATCGAAGCCAGAGCCAATTTACACGATGCTTATCTTAAATTTGGTACCACCATTCTTCCGATCTATACCAAAGCCATTGAAACAGCCACAGGCGCATTACAGAGCTTTAATGGCTGGATGGAACGCAACCCAACCTTGGCAAAAATCTTAGGTGTTGGTCTTTTAGGTATTGCAGCCAGCTTAGTAGCAATTGGTGGCACATTGGCCGTCTTTTCACCGCTTATTCTGGGCATGCTCAGCCTAAGGCTGGTCATGGCTTCAGCATCGGCTGGCGGAACTGGGTTAATGCGCGTATTTAGCGTTTTACCTACAGTAATGAATATTTTTAAAACGTCTTTATTTATGGTAGGGCGAACATTCTTATGGTTAGGGCGTGCATTGCTTATGAATCCGATCGGTTTGGCAATTACTGCAATCGGGACAGCAGCATATTTGATTTATAAAAACTGGGAACCAATCAAAGGGTTTTTTTCTGAAATTTGGTCTGCCGTAAAAAATGCTTTTAATACTGGCATCACATTTGTCAAAAATATTATTAAAAGTATAGATGCAACATTTGCATCGAATCCAATTCTTAACCTACTTTTACCAATGATTGGTATCCCAAGAACGATTATTGCGAACTGGTCTAGTATCAGCGAATTTTTCAGTTCTTTATGGGCAGGAATTAAAGAAGGAGTACTTAGTACATGGACTTCAATTGTTACGTTCTTTGCCCCGATTGGTACATGGTTTGCCCAAAAGTGGGAATCAGCTAAAGAAGCTACTAGTAATGCATGGAATAGCATTAAGGCAACTGTCGCAGGTGCATGGAATAGCTTGGTAACAGGGATTCAAACCAATCCAATCCTGTTAAGGATTATAGATGGTTGGAACAAAATATTTACTTATCTTGGTAGCTTAAAAGACCGCATGATGAATATTGGAAGCAATATCATTCAAGGATTGGTTGAAGGAATTAAGTCGGGTTTTGAAAAGTTGAAAAGTATATGGACAGCTATTAATTCATATATGCCAGATTTCATGCGTAAAAGAATGGACATTCATAGTCCATCACGTGTCATGGCAGGTTTGGGGGGCCACATTATGGGCGGTTTACGTCTTGGTTTACAGCAAGGCTTCCCAGAGCTTAAAACCAAGTTTGCAGACGTCCTTGGCATTTTTAATCCAAACGTCTCTGGTTTAATACAAAAGATTAATGTCGCACCAGCGTTATCCAAAATTAGAAATACCCATGCATTGCCATCAGGCAGCAATCGTGGCGACATCGTGATTCAAGGTGACACCATTACCATGCATATTCACACGCAACCGGGTCAATCCGTACAGCAAATTGCCCAAGTCGTGAATCAAATGTTAAGTCAACGTGAACATCAAAAGCTGGCACGTGCTCGTAACAGCTTTATGGACAACGAATAAGGAAAATACACAATGATGATGATCTTAGGCATGTTTGTATTTTCAATACCCACAGCCACGTATCAAAGTTTACAACGCAGTACCAGCTGGCGACACGCCAGCAATTCACGTTATGGTGCTGCACCAGCGTATCAATATACTGGACCAGGAGAAGACACCATCAGTCTGGACGGATCTATTGTCCCAGAGTTCGGTTCACAGCTCTCCTTAACGGCATTACGTCTTATGGGCAACACAGGCAAATCCTTTCCACTCATTGCTGGCAATGGCAAAGTCTATGGCTTATGGAAAATCGACTCAATTGATGAAACACAGACCTATTTTTATAAAAATGGTCAGCCACGCATGGTCGAATTCAGCCTAAAAATCAGTAAAACACAATCTGCAGGTTCACTTATTACTGGTGTACTAGGTGCAGTTGCTGGGAGTATTTTCTAGTGGGCATTCTTTCAACGGTTGGAAACATGATTGGTGATGTCCTAGACAGCACCTCTCCACATGCTATTTATAAACTTGAGGTCGATGGTACCGTCATCAACAACGAAGCGATCAATCGCTTCATGAGTATGACTATCACTGACAATCGCGGTTTAGAATCCGACACTATTGAGATTCAGCTGTCAGATCATGACGGTAAACTGCAAATCCCACCCAAAGGGGCGGTCATTCAAGCATGGATTGGCTGGAGCAATGAAGGTCTAGTCTATAAAGGCAAATACACGGTCAAAGAGGTCGAACATGCGGGTGCTCCCGATGTTTTAACGCTTCGGGCATCCAGTGCAGACCTTAAATCTTCACTCAAACAAAAAAAAGAACGCAGCTTTCATAACATCACGCTGCAGGACGTTGTTCAAGCCATTGCCCATGCCCATGAACTTGAATATTCCGTGCAAGCAGAATTGGCACAGCATAAAATCGTACAATTGGTACAGAACGAATCAGATGCCAATCTGCTGACACGCCTTGCCGATGAACACGATGCCATTGCCACTGTAAAAAATGGCATTTTGCTATTCACTGCCAAAGGTACCAGCCAAACCATTTCTGGCCAAACTTTACCGACTTATCTCATTACCCGAGACCAAGGGGACAACCATCTCTATAGTTCAAATGATGGCGGTGAAGAAATCTCGGCAGTCCGTGCATGGTATTACGACACAGAACAAGCCAAGAAACTTGAAGTCGTGTATGGCGATGCCAGCAACCAAAACATTAAAGAACTTCGGCATATACACCAGGACAAACAGTCAGCCACTTTGGCTGCAAAAGCCAAGCTCCTCGATCTCAAGCGTACCGCCATAAAACTGAACTATACCTTTGCTAAGGGCAAGCCCGATATCATTCCAGAAATGACCTATTTATTTGAGGGCTTAAAGGAACAAATCGACGATATTTATTGGCTAGGCACTCGTATCATCCATACTTTAGATGCGGATGGTGGCTATACCTCTGGTATAGAGCTTGAAGTGTTTTGTCCAGATGCAGACGATGTCGCAGAACTTTTTGAAGACCAATTTGAATCTGAAAAAGACAAAAAGTGGACAGGGGTAGTGGTCTATTACCAATCAGGGGATAAAGCTGTACCGTTAACCAAAGGCGATCAGTCCAATCCCAAGCATTTCACATATTTATACGTCAGCAAAGAAGCAGCTCAGGCAAGGCTCGACCGTGAATACTCTTTGCTCGATGTAGAAACAGGCAAGTTTTCTGCACACAATGAATTAGAGATCAAACCGTATACCGGGTTAAAAACACAATACACGGCAGACAAAGGAAAAACACGCCAGTGGTTGACCAAAGGCGATCAATCCAATCCCAAAATTATCAACCATGTCTATAAATCTAAATTGGCAGCGGAGAAAGCACTAAGCCGTGAAATGCCACGACTTAATGCGAAAAAAGATATGATTCAACAAGTCAAAGATGCTGACTAAATATTGTAAATAAATAACAAATATTTATTCCAAATGTTTACAATGGGTAAATATTTGTTCTTTTGGGTGTTTTATGGGAAGAAAAGCAAGTTATCAATGCCCTCATTGCAAGTCAGGAATGATTGCTCGAAGTAGTCGAGAAGTTCATGCGCTATTACGCGATATCTTTTTGCAATGTAGCAATTACCAGTGTGGTTTCTCTGCAGGCGGCATATTAGAAATCACGCATGAAATATCACCAAGTGCTCGTCCAAACCTAGACATTCAATTACAAACCATAAAAGAACTGACAGCTCGTAAAGCAGCCAATGACGAAGTTAATGATAATTAAAAAAAATCCCTCTTAGTGAGGGATTTAATTTTTATGTACTCTTTCACCTAAGTAATAAAGACTTAAAAAAGTCATCATTATTAACTGTACAAGTGAAAAAATAACAACTAAACAAGAAAAAAAGTAAGTTAAATAAACTACATATAATGAAGAAACTTTAATATCTAAACTATACGAAAATCTGATAATTAATAAAAAACAAAATAATAGAATGCTGATGAATGTTAGATAAGAAAATAATCTTGCTAAGAATCTTCTTCTATTCATTTCAATCCAAAAAACTTTATATGGATTGTATTCAACATATTTCTCTTTAGGTGGATCACCAGCCATTGGTTGATCCATAGTCGTACTATTAATAGTTGATATCGCAGCTAATGCAGCGATATAAAAACCTGGCATCGTTTGTAAAAAACAAATTAAATAATATGTCAGATCATTTATAAAAATATTGGATTTATCAGTGCCAATTTTAAACCATAAAAAGGTCATAATCACACTGATTAAAAATGCAATTAATAAAGGAATAATAAAATCAAACCGAGTTTTATTAATTATTCCATTATCCCATCTTATACTAAGATAGTTTAAAGGCTTAAAGATTAATTCAAGCATAACTACCTCCTTAATTATAGGTAGGACATTTATATCTTAGCTAACATTCTATCACATAGGGCGATATTGGTTCGAGCAGGGCTTTCTCCATTTTCATCCTCTTGCGACATTGGTTGTCGCAACTCTTCAGGGAAATACTCTTTTTTTACTAATCGAAAAACTTCATCATCAGCATCATATTCCGCAGTACGAGGGCTTCCATTTTCATCTTTAAAATTAATTGTAAAAACTGAGCCTTGCATGTCTGGCTGACCTTTTCTAAACAAGGCAAAAGTACCAATTACATCAGCAGCTTTATCAAAGAATGATGTGGAAGTAGGACTAATGATTTGAGTATCTACTTTCATTGAAACTTTAATCTTATCCTGACTAAAGTGCCCAGTAGCATCAAAATTTGTACTATTTTGGGCTTGTTTATAAAAATCTACGTGCTGAATTTTTCCATCTTCGAAAGCTTTAATAATACTTGGGTCAACTTCTGCCTTAATTTCTAATTTTGGCTTATAGGCTAATGGTTTAGGTTGTCCTGCTTTAGGTGCTTTTTGATAGCGTTCGACTGGATCATCACCAATAAAAT